NCCTTGATAGATAACAAAAGCCGCCAATTCCTCTTTGCTATAACTCATTATTTCCTTGCCATAAAGCATGTGGCCTTCCACCTTGTTCAGATTATTTCTTATACTGGCAGGCTTCTCGGGCTCACCATCCCAACCTAATTCCCAGGGCATTTTATTTCCTCCTTTTTTTCTCGAGTATTTTGTCATGCCATATTAAAAAGCATATATTTTTAACAAATCCGAGGGGCGGTTGCCATGGGATTTTGCCCAAGGCACAGTCCGTGCAGTCCGCCCAACTCCAAGCTATCGGATTCGTCGGTTTCATGTATTTCTCCTGATGCTTGCATTCGCTTTGCCATAGCGTCCGCAGATCGGCCAGGCTTATTCTGAGCCGTATTGACTTTCCTATTCTTTTCATGTACTATCCTCGTCCCCGGTGAGCATGCTGAAATGCGGAGGGTTCAAAGCTCTCAACCGCTACTGTGGCAATAATGCTCAGCTGCGGTAGCGGCTCTCCTCCGGGGGTCATTGCTTTGCCTCTCCTTTTAGTTTAGCCATGGCATCTGCAATGTCTTTCAACTGCTTTATTGCTTCCTCTATGTCGTCTATGTTTTCAACAAGAAACTCCTCAAGTTCTTCTCTTCGTTTTTTGAGTTTACTGAGTTCATTATCTTTTTCTTTAAATGCGTATTTTAATTTTTCAACGGCATAATTTCCCTCGGTCATTTCTTTGCCTCCTTCTTAGCAATTTTCAATATCTGAGCAGCCAATTTGGGTTTGCCCTTTATGACCATTTTCACGGCCTCGATTATGGTTGCCCGCTTCTCCATCGGCTCTTCTCCCACGGGCAGGAATGCCGAGCCTACATAGTACTGGTTGCCTTCCGGGTACGGCTCTTTGCCCTGGCGCTTGAGTATCTGGTTGGGGGTCAATGCTCCTAAGCTAAAGTAGATATTGTCCCGTGCAGCTTCTGCGTCGAGGTCCTGGAGGTTGAGTTCGTTCAGTTGGAATTCGTAGGTGTCTGCTTTCAGTCCCTGCTCGAACAGCCTCTTTGTCACCAGTCGCTCCACCACTTCCTCCAGGGGTGTTATTACCGACTGTGCATAAATCTTTGTCGACTCTGGTGCGGTCGATCCGCCCAATGCTCCGACCTCGGCCACTCCTATCCTGTAGGGGGGCATCGAGTAGTCGAGCAGTATCTCGTCCCGCAGGCTCTTCTGGTAGAGCTTGAACGAGCCTTCCTTTATTTCTATGCCGAGCTTTATGTATTCAAATTCGCTGCCCTTGGACGGGTGGATGCAGAATGTTTTATGGGCCTGTTCCGATCCTTTGAGTTCCACGTCGATGAAGTCTGAGATCTGTTTTGCTGTGTCCTTTGACCAGCGTCCTTTCAGGATGATGAGTGCTGCCGGGATGCCGTAGTTCTCGAAGAAGGCGAGGTTGTAGTCCCTCACTCCGATCAGTCCCATCACCGCTCCTATCGACGGTAGGATGTTCGGTGCTCCGTAGTACTCGCTCTGGGCATAGTAGTTTTTATAAAATATCACTTCGTTCGCCGGGTCGAATTTTTTGTCAGGCTCTGCTTTCAGCTCTTTGAGTTTCTCCTCGCTTATCTCCTTCCCGTCGGCCGAGTTTATTTCTTTCTCCAGGCCGAAGCGCTTGAACCAGACTTCTTTCTGGCCACGCTTCTGGCAGTATGTCTCGTGTGATTTATGAACGTAGATTGTCTGTGCGGGGATGTGCCACAGGCCGTTGACGAAATTGTCTTTCGAATCGTCACGGCTCACTTCCCAAGCCCACCATCCGATGTAGCCCCAGTCGATTATCGCCCGCTCCAGGGTCTCCTCAAAAGTCTCGTCTCGGTCGCCTCCTGAGTCTTCTATGAATTGAAGGATGCGGTCTTTCTCTTTCGTCGATTCTTTCTTTCCTTCCTTAAGCTCGAGGCGCCAGCCTTGGCCTATAACGTCCTTTGCTATCTGCTTTACGCATCGGTCAAAGTACGCACAATTGTCCTTGAGTTCCAGGAGATTCGATGCTGCAAGCGGGTACGGTACTAAGTCTTTTTCCGTGAGGAACTGTTCCTGCTCTTCCAGTTGCTTGGATTCTGATTTCTTTTTCTTTTTGGCTGCCTGTTTAAGTACTGAGACGGGGAACAGTCCTTTGCTTGTGTAGATGTAGGCTGATCCCGTTACCCAACTTTCGTCTGCAGGGTCGGTCGGTTTTTTATCTTGTTTTACCTTTATGTATCTCGGCCGATCATCCTTTTTCTTTTTTCCTGGATTATCCATATTCGTCTCCTTCAAACAGCCCAATCCTGGTCGTCCCTCTCTTCTTTATCGGGTTCAGGCTTCTTTTTCTCTTTCACGGGCTTCCCCTGGGGAGTGCCATGTCCCCAAGGCTTAGGTGAGTCCCGTTCGTCCGACACAGGCTCTCTCACGGCTTTTTTTTCTTCGGCCTCTTCCTCTTCCTCTTTTTCTCCCGAGTGGAGCGTCCAGACGGGGTCAAGCTCCAAGAGCCTGTCCCGCAGGTGCGTATAGGTTGCGTAGCGGACGGCGTTCGGTCCGTGGTCGTGAAACTTCACGGGTTCCTCCTGGATTTCTCCCTTCCTGTCCACCTTCCGCTTGTAGGTTCTCATATCTGGATTCAGCTTTGTATTCTCTGGCACGGTATACAGCTTGAAGCGGTTGACGCAGTCTATGCCGTCGGTAATGCTCTTGTTCGATTCATGGACGTTGAACCCGGCATAGTGTATCTCCTCGATGCGATCTGGCTCGGCACTATCGGCGTAGATCTCCCGTCCTCTGTGCTTTTCTGGGATTGCTTCCTTCATCAGGTCGATGAGTTCTGAGTTTGTGAGGTGCGTTTCGTATATCAGCTCCCGCAGGTAGAGTGCCATCTGCTCCATATCGATGCCGACTTCTATCAGTGTTGACGGGGCCGTGAAGCCGAAGTCCAGACCGTAAATCACTTCTTTCGATTCTGGGAGCTCTGGGATTTCTATTAGCTCGTGGATCAGTCCCTTCAGCTTTGCGAATTGGCCGAGTGCGTAGATCTTCCAGTAGCTCTCGTCCTGGCCCTTGAGGCCCTCGAGGACTTTGATATCTACGGCTGCTGCGTAGTCGTTGTCCATGTAAGTACTGTGGATTTTCTCCACGTAGTTCTGTTTGAACAGCTCCTGGTTTATCCATCCCTGCTCGTCTACGGGATTGAAGCTCAGGTACATGCGGTTAGGGTTTCCGTCGTCGGTCTTTGCGCGCAGGCGGAGATAGAGGATTATGAAATCTTCCCACGTGAATTCTCCCGCCTCTTCCATCCAGATGTAGTTAAATTCCGTACTCTTGATCTTCTCCACGTCGTCGATTGAAAGGAAGACCAAAAAGTTGTTAAACTCCTCGGCCGTTATCGTGTGTTCCGATTTGTTATGCTTCAGCCGGCGGTAGTTCCCGTACTCTTTTAGCAGGTTTATGACCAAGCGGTAGGCTGTGAGCTTGAGCGAGGGAAGCGTCTTCCTGCAGATGAGGAAGCTTTTGTTCCGCTCGTTGAAGAATTTCTGGATCATGAGCTGTGCTATGCTGTGACTTTTGCTGGAGTCGGCTCCTCCGATGTTGGCCACGACGGGTTTTGTCGCCCGCTCGTTGCGGTCAAATACATTTGTTCGATATGCTTGGTATGTTCTCATTGGATTAGCGGTGCGGTCGGTCTTATCATGCGGAACGGCTTCCTGCATTTGGGACATTTCGAGCAACTGAGACATGGACTCATGTACTCCAGGTAGTAAGGCCAGTTCGCATCTTCCAGACATCGGAATAGCTTTATTCGGAGCGGGACATCGACCATCTCCCCGCAACATTCGCAGGGGAGTTGGATGGTCAGCTTTGTTGGCCAGTTCTTTATCTTGACTTCTTTTTTGTTCTTATTCATAAACTCCTCGTCTATCTCGCGCATCCATTTTCCCAGGTGCTGTTTCAGATATTTTCTTAGCCAGCCTCGGAAAGTATCGTCGCTCATTTGCTTTTCTTTATCTGTATGGTATTTTCCTTGGCAACGGAATATTCAGTTTCAAAGGTCTGATACAAAAAGGGCATAATGTATTCATTAAATCAGGCGGTTCATAACTCGAAATATTAAGCGGAATTTTTACTGGTCTGCGACAGCTTTCACAGTTCCATTCCATGGTCGGCATATCAGGTTTCTTCATCTTATTATAACGCTCGGTGTCTTTTTCCCTTCTGTGCTTTTTGCCTGGCAACGCTTATGAGCCATGACCAGTTTGCCTTCCTTTATCACGTAACTCCGCTCGTCGCCCATGGGTCCTGGGCAGATGTGCGGCTCCTCGCCTGTGTAATAGTAGCATATGGTTTCTGATTCATCCTTCGGCTCTGCTTTTTCCTCTTCAGTTTCTTTGTTTGAATAATCTGCAGCCGTTGCCAGATCTCGCATCTTGCCTTCGGCTTCCTTCATTGTTATTCCAAAATCATTTACTTTTTTTAGGGCTGCCATTTATCCCTCCTTTTTATGAGTTCTCAATACTGTCTTAAAATTCTTTCTCCACAGTGTTGCTAAATCTTCCAAATCACCCAACCCTCTTTCTTCACTAAATCCAATCGCCGCATTGCAGATTCTGTCCATATCTTTCAGTTCTTGTATTTTGAATCCTATTTTAATCAGTCCTTTACTTATCTTGCTTTTGGGCATTTATCCTTTCCTTCTTAGTTGACATATCAGTTTTTATCCGACCCATATAAAATTTGCTTTATGACAAGTCTTATAACTTTATCATGGAGTTCCTGAAGCTCCTTTAGCTTTTTTAAAAATGGAGCTGTTTCCATGACGACTTGTATACCTGGCTTCTCGGGGTGGCTCCCCCTTCGTACTGGGTTCAGAGCCTTGCGTTCGTCGCTCACACGCCCTCTCCTGGCGGTTTTTCTGGCTCCGTTTCCCCTGGAACATCGGTCTCCCCTGGTGTTACGGTCCCTGGTACCTCCGAGCCTGGATTTCCCGTCGCTCCTGGGGGCTGTGGGTCCACGGGGTCCGTGGCCTCGGGTCCGTCGCCCCCCTGGGGTCCCTCGTCTTTCTTTTTCCTTAGCTTCGGGTCCTCGCTTGCCGGCAGGAGCTGTACGGTCACGGGTTCTCCCTCGGGTCCGAACAGGCTCAGTCCCCGATCATCTCTCCACTTGTCTGGCCTGCGATTCTTTAGGAAGAAGATTATTGCCGTGGTATCGCCTGCTATCTGCTTTACGATTTCTTTCTTCAGCTTCCTTACGGCCTTGATTGCTCCCGCCTGGTCCTGCTCGTACTCTATCTCATAGTGTCGCTCTGTGGTCTCGAAGCCGATCGCTCGGTGGTAGAGGCTGTCTTCCACTCTTTTGTCTGCAAAGAGACGTCCTTCCTTTAGGGCACGGCGAAATTCGGGATGACGCTTCGCCCAACGCTCTACTGTCCTCTTATGGACGCCCCAGAAGACGGCTATCTCGTCCATTATCATCCCGACGCCTGCGAGCTTGCGTACTTCCTCTATCATCGAGCGGCGGAATAGCGTCTTTCTCCCCCTCTTGCTATAGTATTCGTCCTGGCTGAAGCCGAGCTTCTTTACGGCTTTGTTATGCCGTTTTTCTATGGCTGAGAGTTTGGGCTTTGCTTCAGGCATCGTCTCCCTTCCTCGTCTTCCATATGTCCCTTTCGCTCGTCGTCAGGAAGTGGGCGTATCGCTTTATTATAATGTCGCAGTACTTAGGGTCAAGTTCCATTGCGTAGCAGATGCGGGATGTTTGTACTGCTCCTATTAAGGTTGAGCCAGAGCCTGCGAACATGTCCAGGACTATCTCTTTTTCTTGAGTGCTGTTCTTTAAGGCTCGCCTACTCAGGGCTACTGGCTTTTGAGTCGGGTGCAGCATGGACTGTGATGCCCGTTTCTTAGCTTCCCAGACATCCGCTTCGTAGCGGGTGTCTTTGAAGTAATGCGCTCCCTGATTCCAGCCGTAGAGTATCGGCTGTGCTTTTCTGGCTTTCCTTTTGGGCGTCTTTCCCTTCAGCACCATCTCGTGTTTGTGTCTGTAGTCGCCCCATCCGAGTGCCGAGCTATTCTTTACCCAGATTATGGGGCATGAGAAAACCAGGCCGACACGGTGTATCGCATATACAAAGGTGGGGTAGGAACTGTAGCCACTGCATATGTAGTAGACTCCGCCAGGTTTGAGCGTGCCTTTGATCCGCTCAAAAAACCGCAGAGAAAAATCGATGAATTCTTCTGCGGTTTGTTTGTCGCCGAGGATTCCTTCGCTCTTTGTTCCCTTGTAGTCGACATTGTAAGGCGGATCTGTGAACACGGCATCGGCCAGGCGACCGTCCATGAGCCGTTCTACGTGCTTAGGGTCGGTCGCATCACCGCACATTAGTCGGTGTTCGCCAAGCTGGAATATGTCTCCTATCTTGGATTTTGCGGGTCCTGTGGCCACGGGCGGAACAGCGTCCTCGTTCGCTTCCTGCATCGTCGGTCCGTACTCTTCCATCACGGCCGAGAGCGGGACGGGTTGGACGACGGGGACATGG